AGCCGTAGCTTGTGGTGCAGATAACGCTTTAGTGAAAGAGATTAACGATTACATAATCGGCGGTAATCAAGGCTTCGACCATTGGTTTATAAAGCAAAATTACCTTTGGTTTAACCACTTTGACATCAAAGACGATATGCAACAGGGTTTATCGTTAAAAGCGATTGAGGGACATTTAGGACTTAATGTTGAAGAAACAAGTGTACCATTCGATATTGACCGTCCTTTAACTCCCGAAGAACTTGAAATGACGATACATTATTGTAAACACGATGTTGATGTGGCTGAACACTTAATCAAAATACGAAAGGGTTATCTTGACGGAAAAATGGCTCTCGGTCGTATGAAAGATATACCCGACACAAAGTCGCTCTACGCTACAAATGCCAAAATAACTGCGATGTTCTTGGGGGCGACACAGCGTAAATGGAATGACGAACGAGAGTACAAATACCCCGAAAATCTAAATCGTGAGCGTATTCCCCCAGAGGTTTTTGATTTCTTTGAAAAAATACACGACTATTCTATTCCGTCTAAAAAGTTATTCAAAATGAAATTAAAAACAATGGTCGATGAATGTTTATTCGTTTACGGCTACGGAGGAATACACGGAGCAATACCGACCCATCAAGAGGAAGAACAAGGCACACGAATAATACGCAACTACGATGTAGCCTCACTTTATCCCTCGCTAATGATTTACTGTGGTTACACGAGCCGAAACATAGAATCGGCTGCGTTCTACGAAAAGGTATATCACGATAGACTTGCCGCAAAAGCGAACGGCGACAAAAAGACGGCTAACACCTTAAAATTGTGCTTGAACACAACCTACGGTGCGATGCTAAACCAATACAACGGACTATTTGACCCTTTAATGGGGCGGTCTGTATGTATATCCGGGCAATTATTTTTAACAGAGTTGGCTTGTGGGTATCTCGAAAAATGCAATACTGTAAAAATTATACAGATAAATACGGACGGTGTAATGATTTCGTTTGATAAATCGGAATACGAAGCCGTTAAATCCGTAAATGCAGAATGGGAGAAACGAACACAATTCACACTCGAAGAAGACGAAATCCGCAAGGTCGTCCAAAAAGATGTAAATAACTACATAATTATCAAAAAAGACGGCTCTACAAAAGTCAAAGGCGGTTATTTAACTTACGGTATGTCACAAGCTGGTGCTTGGAATATCAACAATAACGCAACTATTATCAAAAAGGCTCTTTTGGGATATTTTGCTAACAACATTCCTGTCGAAGAAACTATTTATGGTTGCAACGATATTTTTGAGTTCCAATTTATAGCAAAAGCCGGACAGAAGTACAAAGAAGCGTATCATACCGTGGACGGAGAGAAAGTTCCTGTCCAAAAGGTAAACAGAGTTTATGCAACCAAAGACGAAAGATACGGTACTTTAAGCAAAGTCAAAGTTGTAGTCTGTGACGATGACAAGGAAGAACAGGAAAGGTCGCAAAAGATTGAAAGTTTACCCGAGCATTGTATCATCGACAACGACAACCACCTTACCATAGCGGAAGTGGACAAAGACTTTTATATTAGAGTAGCCCAAAAAAGAGTCAATGACTTTTTGGGAATTAAAACCAAGAAAGGTAGGAAAACAAAAATGGCAAACACATCTGCTGCCAAAAAGGCAACCGAACAAAAGACGGAGGGTATGAGCTTTTTAGAAAAATTGTTCTACCTCCAAAACCTTATGGACGAATACGAATGGGAAAAAGACGGTAAGAATATGCACCAAAAGTACAAGTTCATTTCCGAGAAACAGTACAAGCATAATTTCAAGGCGGCTCGTAGAAAAGCTGGACTTCTCTGGGAATGTGAGTGTTTAGGTGCGGTCTATATCCCCAATGTAAGTGACAAAATGCACCTTGTTAAAGCATCATTCCTCGGTCGTTTGACCGACCCAAAAACTGGGGAACACAGAGAGTATCGCTTTGAGGGTACAGGTGCAGACAACGGCGACAAGGCTCTTTATAAAGCCTATACCGGCGGTCTTAAATTCTTCCTTGCAGACCAATATCTCGTAGCAGAGGGCAACGACCCCGAGTTTGACGAGAGTGTTGACGAAGACAACGGAGAAGATACAACCCCTGTTGTAACATCGACTAAACCGGCTACAAACGAAGAACGCAACGAAATTAAAAACGAACTTACTGATAAAGATGCTCCGGCTACGAAGTTGCAGATAAATCAGCTTAAAAAGTCGTTAAAGATGTTGCGAGAAGCAGACCCGACACAAGAGGACTTCATTCAGCAAGTAGCAGAAGCAACTAACAATTTCACCGAAATCAGCAAGGCTAAATGTGAGAAACTTATGCTTAAAATCGGTGAAATGATTGACGAAGCTGGGGAGGAATGATTAAATGCGTGAATTTGTGGACAAGCATATTGAGACTGATATTCCTAAACGCTGTAAAAAGTTGACAGGTACTCGTTTCGCCTCTGTACTCGGTCTTGATAAATGGAACACTCCATTTAAGACTTGGTGTGCTATCACCAAAACTTATGAAGACCCTTTTACTGACAACATTTATACTATCGCCGGTAAAACCATTGAGCCGAAGATTATCGCATATTTGAACAAGGCATATTTCCTTAATTCCGTAAAATCTCCTACTGATATTTACGGAGAGGGATATTTCCAAAGAACTTTCGGAGATTTCTTCCCAGATGTTAAAGTTTTCGGCGGTATGTGGGACGCACTTGTTTATTACGATGATGAAATTTCTGCCGTTGTGGAAATTAAAACAACCAAGAGAGCAGAAGATTGGGCTGACGGCAAAGCACCCATTCATTATTCGTTACAGGCTGCTTTGTATGCTTATTTGCTCGGCGTTGACGATATTGTAATGGTCGCCGCTTTCCTCGAAGATAAGGATTATCCCATCGACAATAAGGACGGCACATTCGACACTACACCGACAGAAAAGTTTGTACCGAGCGTGGACAATACCATAATCGACAATTTCTCACTTAAAGAACGCTTCCCCGATTTTGAGGACAGAATCGACAAGGCAATCGAGTGGTGGCAGACTTATGTTGAAACAGGTATTTCCCCAGACTTTGACGAAAAGAAAGATGCTGAAATTCTTTCTGTTTTGCGAACTAATACCATTTCAGCCGACACCGACATTATGGATTTAATCGCAGAAGCCGAACAGTTGTCGGAAGAAATCGCAACCGTTCAATCTACTGTCGCAGACAAGGAAAGTCGCCTCAAGGAGTTAAAAGACCTTATAAAAGAATACGGCTCTCGACAGTTCCGAGAGGGCGATAAAAAGGTATCTTTTAAGTCCAATAAATACGAGTGGACAATTAGCCGTAGTTCTACTACGACCATTGATAAAACTGCACTCAAAAAAGACGGATTACTTGATAAGTATTCAAAGGTTAGCGAAACTATCAAACTCAATCCACCGAAACTTATTGAAAAGGAGGAAAACTAATCGTGAAATTTGAAAAGTTTTTGAAATCATTAGGCGGTCACGGAGTTATCTACACGAAAGGTACAGACCGTTGGTTAGCATCAACGACAGTTCTTGCTAAAATTCCCGACAGTATGGTCGGTGTAATTGCTGAAAAGATTACAGAAATTCCCGAGGGTTTGCGTTGTTTCATTGACAACGACATCAGTAATGACCCTTGCGAACTCGTCAAGGCGGTTATGCCTGTAGCGAACGGCGGTATCAAAGACTGTATTCGTATCTTTGCGACAGAAAGTGGCGACATTCGTATTCCTATCGCAAACGATGAATATTCGCTGATAGACCGCAGCGACCTTTTGGAAATCAACCGTACCTACAATTCGGTCGAAAGCACTTTTGAGCCGAAAGCTCTTATTGTACGAGAGTACAATTCAAATCCAGACGAAGATGCTGAAATAGTCGGTATCATTTTCCCTGTATTAAATTTTAAGGAGGACAAGTAATTATGGCTTGGAAATTATCACAAGGCGGTTTTAACATCGTACCAGAGGGAACACATATTTTTAAGATTACAGGTTGCGAGTGGGACGAGGATTTTGGAAAACTCGAACTAACGCTCGAAACGGCAAACGGTTATAAGCACATCGAAAGATTTAGCTTAATTGACGAGAACGGAGAAATCAATGAAAAGGCAAATAACGCTTATTCGTTCTTCGCTCGTACTGCTCTTAACAATCCGTCACTTGACGAAATTGAGCATACAGACCTTATCGGCTGCTACATTAAAGCAACCGTTGAACACGAAAAGGTCAAGAGTAAGAAAGACCCAGACAAAACACTTACTTTTGCAAAACTCGGAGATAAGGAACCGGCAAGTGGCTTTGAAAAAACTACCACTGCTGCACCTAAAACCGAAAAATCTGCTCCAAAAAGCAACAAGGTCAATCTTGACGAACTGTTAGGTTAGTGATGTGCTGGGGGGGTAAGCACTTTTACCCCTCCCTGTACTCGCAGAAAGGTGTAATTATGAAAAGACTAAAACTATGGCTTATGCGAGGAAAGAAATGCCGTCATTTTTGCCTATGGTGTAGATATTTCGATGTGTGTGTACAAGAGTTGGGAGGCGAACAAAATTGATGCGATATATTAAACTCGGTAGCGACAAAAAGCCAATGGAGAAATTATCTAATGGTGGACACCCTCTTACCGAAGTTGAAGATTTTGATAATTTGGGTGTACTCATACCAGAGCCTATGGTCATATTCGATTTTGACAGTCCTACCGATGCTGAAATCATACAAAACATAGTCGAAGAATTGGACATACATTGTAATATGATGAAAACAACACGAGGAGTCCATTTATGGTTTAAGTCGGACGAGCCGATGAAAAACCTTATTAAAACTCGTTGTGCCTGTGGACTATATTATGATGTTCGTTCGTGGGGTAAATTATGCTTTACTGTTGTTAAAAAAGACGGAGAGTGGAGAGAGTGGCTTCGTACATATAAACTTGACGACCTCGACACCATACCAGCGTGGTTAAAACCTCTTTCATTCGGTAAATACAAGTTTAAGGGTATGAAAGACGGTGACGGACGAAATCAAGCGTTATACGAGTATATTCTTGTAATGCAACAAAAAGGTTACAATCGGGAACAGATACGCAAAACCATTAAGATTATTAACCAGTTTGTATTTGGTGAATCGTTGGAAGATTACGAGATAGATACTATCTTGCGTGACGAGTCTTTTAAGCCCGAGGACGAAATTGCTACCGATAATAGCTCTGCATATTTCGATGAAGACGGAAAATTCAAACATAACATATTTGCTAATGCTTTAATTCACGATATGCGTATTGTAACGATGAACGAAAGCATTTATGTTTATGAAGACGGCTATTACAAGAATTATGCAAGAGCCGGTCGCAGTATCGAAAGACGAATGATTGAAATGTACCCTAAAATCAAAACTGCACAGCGTACAGAAGTTTTGAATTACATTAAGATTATAACCTGTATTAAACCAGAAGATGTTGACCCTAACGAGTATATCATCAATCTTAAAAACACTCGATTCGACCTCCGTACCAATAAACCCTTACCTTTTGACCCCTCGATTATAGAGTTTGCTCGTATTCCTGTAAACTATGACCCAAATGCTTATTGTGCCGACCTCGACAAATGTTTGAATAAGACATTTTGCGGCGACAGAGAGGTAATCGACTTATTTGAGGAAATGGTCGGTTATATGCTTATTAAAAATTGTCGTTTCCGTAAAGGCTTTTTGTGTTACGGTGGCGGTAGTAATGGTAAGAGTACAATTCTTAATCTTTTGAAAAAGTTTATAGGTGAGGCAAACTGCTCCACTATCGAAATGGAAAAACTATCGGACAAATTCAAAACCGCAGAGCTTGAAAACAAACTTGTAAATATCGGTGATGATATTAACCGTAAAGATATTACAGATACAGGCTTATTGAAAAAACTCTTTACAGGCGAAAGCGTTATGGTTGAACGCAAAAACTCACAACCATTTAATCTTAAATCTTACGCTAAACTGATTTTCTCTTGTAACGAAATACCTCGTATTGCTGATAAATCTCACGGTATGTATTCCCGATTGATGTTAATACCATTTACAGCATCTTTCAGTTCTGCCGATGAAGACTTTGACCCTTTCATTGAAGACAAGATTACTACTGATGAAGCATTATCTTATCTGCTAAATATGGGATTGAGAGGGTTAAGAAGACTACTCGCAAATAACGATTTTACTTATCCGTCAGTAGTCAAGAAAGCACTCGAAACATACAAAACCGATAATTCTACTGTCTTAACTTGGATAGCAGAAGAAAATATCGGTCTTGATACTATTATGGCTGATACTACCGACAGATTATTCTCGGAGTTTAAGGATTGGTGTAATCGCAGCGATATTAAATTCGGTGCATCAATTCGCACATTCCACAAAGAAATTGAAGAAAAATTTAACCTTACAAGAGTTCGTACACGAAAACCAAACGGCGAAAGTAACGAACGCTCTTGGAAGTTTGTCGTAAATTTAGATTAGAGGTGTAAATATGGGATTAGCAAGACAATTAAAAAGAAAGCAACAGTTAAAAGAAATTCGTAACAGTTGGTGTACTAAATGCGGAGCGAAACTTAAAGTTCGCAAGGGCAAAGCCGTATGTGATAAATGCGGTGCAGAATACGGAAAGGTGCGTGATAGAGTATGAAACGAGCAGAAGTATTAGACGAAGCTAAAAAGTGTGTCTGCGGTCAAAGAGAACAGGACTACGGCTCTCCCGAGGATAATTTCTCTACGATTGGTTATCTCTGGTCTGCATACTTACGAGCCGCACACCCTAATCTCAATATCGCACTGAACGAAGTTACACCGAAAGATGTAGCAGTTATGATGTCTTTGCTCAAAGTTGCAAGAATAGCCACAGGGTCAAGTCCCGATAGTTTTATCGACCTTGCCGGGTATGCCGCTTGTGCCGGAGAAATTGCAACAAGAGAAAATAAGAAAGCCGAGGAGGGCAGTTTATGAAGCCGTATTACGCAGATTATGTCAACCATATCTTACGCTTTTATTTCCGTTATAATAAAAGTAAAGGCTTTAAGAACGATGTTGACAAAACCAATTACATAGCTGCCGACAAAGTTGTTCTTAAAGCCTTTACTTTTATTA